GATCTTGAAGGCTATTTGACTATGAGTTGGATCAATGAGTTGCTAGATAAAGGATATGACTCCATACCACATATGACCCTGAACGAGGATGTTGATCAACAAGCTGCAAGGCTACGTCGTATGTTGTGGTTGTGCTCAATCTGTTTTGGTCTTCCATTCGACTATGAAGCGTTTGATCATCAGGTACAGACTGAAGAAATCCAGTGGATCCTGTTTGAGATAGTTGCTATTGCACGTAAGAAAGTCCCACCGGCAGAATTGAGTATGTTTGATAGTTTGGCCTGTAATATGATTATGTCATTTGATGATGCTGTTCTAGTCACAAAACAACCTGTACACGAATTTGATATAACTGGGGGCGTAAATTCAGGGCTTCTTTGGACTTCATTGATTGGCAATATTTGGAACTCTGTTATGACTCATCAAGTGGTAAAAATACTTCAGACACTACTAGGATATGATCCTATATTAGATAGATTCATCCGAGGAGACGATTCATCCATATACTGTAAGACGTATGTGGCAGCTCTTGCTACACGTATGGGATATCTCGTGTTGAATCTGAAAGCAGATGAAAAGAAATTCGGTATACTCAAAGGCTCCAATGAATTTCTCCGACAGTGGTTTACTTCTCAGCGAGTGAGAGCATATGCTGCGCGGTCTATAACTGCATATACTCAGAGAAAGCCTTGGAATTCATCCAAGTGGAATGTCAACGACACCATGTCTAATATGTACGATGCTATGAATATCAGTATACGTCGAGGTGCCGACTCTGCGACCTTTTCATTGATTTGGGCTGAATCTAAGAGGATTTGGTCAGTGTTAAGTGGAAGTCCCGAATATGTTTTAAGTGTCCCAACATATTTGGGTGGGGTTGGAATCGAGCCTTGGGATGGGCTAGCGTACTATAACAAACCGTACCCTACTGTTAAACCTGAATACCTTAAGGTAGTGAATGCTAATGATAATCGAGCAGTCACAATTGCAGGTGCTTTGAATGCATCTGTTCCTACGATCAATCTAACCGTGCCTGAGGTTAGACCCCTTGCTGATAGACACAGGGCTAGTATGCTTATTGGTGATGATATTCCTGCTATTAATCATGCCTTAAGGTCTAGGATTAAAATTGAAATCAAGCGTTGGCAGTATAAACTTCAGTTGCTTAAAGTCAAAACTCAATTTTTTCCGTCTGGATTTGGACCAGCTCAACTATCCGATATTGTCGCTACTCCATTAGAAACTGTTCCGAGCGTTATGCTTAAGCAAATAAGATTGCACAATTACGGACTCTACCCACAACTGCCTGCTATCTGGCGTTCCTATCAGGATATTAAAGCTGTCAGGAGACAGTTTGTGCCTATGGATGAACTACTTATCCAATACCCTCACATACACCGTGATTTAAAATCTAGTATGTTTAAGGGGATGCATAGAGCATTTGCAATTGATTGGCTGTCTGGCACTGTTAGTTTGTGTAAGCCTCGACACACTAACCCAATTCTCTCCAATATTGTTATGAAACTTGCTATCGCTGCTTCTGATAGCACCAAGGTGATTGGGCGTGACAGACATTACTTCTATTCCGTGGTCAACCGCCAGTATTCCCTTATTGATGCTAAGTTCGCACAGTCACCTTTCCACTCACAGCTTTTCCAGTGGTAAACGACGCCTAGATAAATTCCCTTCTAGGCTTACGGGTG